GGCCACATAGCTCGCCTTGCGGTTCACCACCTCCACCCAGACCTTCACGCCTTCAACCTTCACCGTATACGTCTCTTTCATCTTGCTGCGCCCATAGTCGCCGTATCTTTGCTGGTGGGCTGCCAGCGCGATGTCGCATGCCTGACGCGCTAACGGGGATTGCTGGTTACCTCGGTTAATCAGTCGCATGGCCATCTCCTTCGATACGCTTAAACTTGATCACATAGACCCATGGGTTAGCGCGCCAGCTGTCAGAACCGTAGATAGACCGCCATAACGCTGCGTAAGCCTCTTTAACGTCACGTGCCGAGGAGCCAGAAATTCCCTCCGAACGTGCGTCTTCCTCACTGATATCGTTCAGCTGCTCGACCCGTACATCGGTGATCTCCAGCAGAATACGGCTGGCCCAGCGCGGCATGTGGATGCTGGGTGTCCAGCGGACATCCTCTGCCGGCGGCACGTTCTCGTAATGAGTTGGAACATGCGCAGGGTAATTCGCGCGATAAAGTTTCAGATCCGGCGCGCTTGCTCCAGCCTCTGCCCACGTCTCCCGCACCCAGATGCGATCACCGACGACACCGAACGGGCAATGGATTGCGATATCTTCAATTTTCGGCAACAACAGTCCGTTAAGAGGCCTGCTTAACCACATACCGGATAAACTTCCGCTTAATGTTCCCTCTGGCTGCGGCTTGATGATCCGCCGCGTCTGCGTCTTCCGTCCATCGAGGATCGCCCGCACCATCTCACCGTTAAAAATCATTCCGCGTTCGATAATTTTCGTCATATCGTTACCGGGAGGGCGAACCCTCCCGCCTCCCTTAGGCCACATATTCCGGTTTCATATCATCGAGGGTGATGCGGTACTTATCGTGCAATTCATCACCCAAGTGCCGTTTAGCCGCCAAGAGCATCTTTTCAACTTCCTCGAAGCGTTCTCCCGCACCTTCCACTCCCGGTTTTGGAAGTGCTTTGATAGCTGTATCAACTTTGTTTTTCGCATTCACAAAGTGGTACCGGCGCGTAGCTTTGTTTTTCAGTTCGGTGTGCAATGCTGCACCCAGTACGGATTTAGAAGCATTGATGTCGTTTCCGACGGTAGTGGCATCGTCCAGAGTTTCAGCAGAATCAATCCGTTTACGGTATTCATCAGCCAAAGTGTCGATATTTACTGAGGACTGCTGCGCGTTCTGTGTGGTAGATAAGTTGTCATCAGTAATTTCAGTCAAACTTATGTGCTGCACAGGGGCAGGGTTTACCTCCCGTTCTTCACGCCGATCATCCAGCTCGTCCGGGGTATAAACGCCCAGAATCACATCCGGGCAGAACAGGCGGGCCCAGCGCTTCACTGCGAGATATGCAAGCTGCTGGCGCGGGTCGTCAGCCCAGAGCGTTGAGTTACGGGTGCGAGCCTGAGCCAGCAGTAAATCGAGTTCTCTCGGCTGATCTTCACCCTTCAGGGTTGCGCGGATAATAATGCCGATCCCGGCTTCGTCAGCCAGGGTCCAGCCAGGGACCCGGTACTCGCCTTTTTCGCCTTTACGAATATGGAATTTTCCAACAACTTTTTCCCATGGCCCGTACCACTCATATTCAAAGCGGCTGGCAAGCACGCCGCTACGCGAAATGACGGCATTGACCAACTGCGCTTCGTACCCGAGCACACCATTAATCAGGTGCGTCTTCTGTGCTACAGCAAAGGGATTCATCTGCCATTGTGCTGCCTGCATCGCTACGGCCATGCAATCGGCCTGATTGCCCTGAAGATGCTTAGGAACTGTCGCGGTGCCCTGAGCCATAATCTGCGCAAAAGTGCTGATGGCGTTAAGGTATTGAGAATCGAACAGTGCCACGTTGGAATTAATAACGGTGTTCTGATCAGCAACGGTAACGTTGGTATTTTGCATATATCCCCCTTATGCCTGAGTACGCAGCGCTTCGAGGCGGCGCAGGTCGAAGTCGTTCAGTTCGTCGGTGTAGTCGGCAGTGATTGGTGCTGGCCATTCACCTGTGTCGAATCCGGTTGCGATAGCGCGCATCGCTTTGCGGTACTCGAGCATGCCCAGCTCCAGCAGTTCAGCGGATGCCTCGATGATGGCGATCCAGTGGTAGTTCTCGTCTTTGTTGACGAAAATCCAGAAGAACTGGTCCAGCGCCGCGGTTTCGCAGTACATGGCTGCGCTCAGGTGATAGTCGCGGTCAATGATTTCCCGGTGCAGTCTGGCGCGCAGGCTTTCCTGCTTTACGTTCCACATGCTGATAGTTTTCAGGTCTGCGCCGATACGCACACCGTCCAGGTCGATCTCGAGGTCCGGGCGCACACGAACTTCCAGGCCCGTCTCCTCGTCAAAGCCGAAGTAACTCACCTCGACGGCACGGCTCGGGTGGGTCAGCAGCATGCTGGCGGTCGGGTGAGCCAGAAGCGCTTTTTGAATATTCAGTGCGGTGCCCAGCTGCTGGCGGGTAACCAGCACTTTCCCCTCCGGGTTATCGCGCCAGGCATCCAGCAGCTCGTCGGCAAACACGGCATCTGGTTTGACTGTCTTCACGGCCTGAATCAGATCGGCCTTAGTGCCAGATACTTTCAGCGGCTGTGGCTTCTGCGCTTCCTGCGCCACCATGTCAGGGTTGATGATCGCTAACTGCTCGAGCAGCGCGTCACGGCTGCCGCTAGTTTTAACCGGCGTCGGCAGGGTGGCGTTGTACTCTTTGATGCAGGCTTTCATTGCCGTTGCCGTCTGCTTCTGGTCTGCATCGATACGCTGGAAGTTAGCTGGCAGCGTCATATAGTTCTGCGCTGTTTCTTCCAGGCTAGCGCCCAGCGGCACCTGAGCGGGCAGCGTGGCGTTATGCTCTTCAAGAAATCTTTTGATATCGTCTGCGCTCAGCAGTACAGGCAGGCCGTTGTTGTACTCATCGATAAAGGTGCGCAGTGTCGCCGTGGTGGTGAATGCGCCTTCTGGGATAACCGGTTCAATGCTGAACTCTGCATCCAGCTGTTCAGGCTGCAACGCCAGCGCATGCACTAAGTTGCCCATGTCCAGAACTGCGGAGCGCTCTTTGACGATGGTTTTTTCAACGTGGCGCGCATTGAAGTACATCAGCGACACGCGCGCATCTTTTACCTGGGTAGAGCTGATGCCGTTAGCGGCGTGATAAACCTCGTCCGGAAGACCTTCATAGCGGCCTGGCTCGACATAAGCAGGATATTCAACAGCTGGTTCTTCCTGATGCACTTCTGGTTCGTTTTGTGCCGATTCTGGTTCGTTCTGGTCTACTGAATCAGGAATTTGGGTTGCATCATCCCTGTCCTGGCTGGCGAGACTCGGCGCGCTGGTGGCCAGAATCTCAGCGGCAGACGGCTCTACGGTAGCTGGTTCCTCACCAGTGTCAGCACTGCTTTCACCTGGCTGCAATACGACTTTGCCCGGTGACAGCGCATCACAAGTCGGTTCTTCATTACTGTTATTCTCTTGAACCTGCACATTGCTGGTGGTCTCCACTTCCGTTTTTTCTGCTTCATTTGAGGCGCTCTGGTTGAGCAGGCCTTCAATGGAAAACATGCCGTTGCCCATACTTGTGATTTCCGGCTGCTCTTTCATTTCCTCAGCGCGGCGCGCACCTTCTTCACGAATCCGTTGTAAATTCTCTTCGTGAGTAGTGGTGGTCATACGGTGGGTTATTTCCCATTTCGGATCTGTTGGGTCGCTAATACCCTCGACAAGTTCTCCACGTTCGGCTGCCAGCTGCTTGTCCACGTCTTCACGTGAAATAACTGGGGCGGCAGAAGGCAGCGGCATTAACTCGGTCGTTCGATTAACAAATTCCAGATGAGCAGCAGGGGTCTTGTGGATGTTCTCAGGAGCGATACGCACGAGATTGAAGATTGCTGTGCGGTTCACTGCCAGCACCCCCGGTTGATTACGCAGGATGTTGCTCCACGATTTCCACGGTTCCTCTTTTTTAGCGACGATCTCCTTCGCGCGGCGCAGCACGCTGCCTGGTATTTCGTGTGGGTTGAAATCCATGGGTAGCAGGGCGCAGGCAATTTCAAGATCAAGAGAATCAAGCGTATGGTGCGCCCCTTCGCCGCGGTCCGTTTTATAGCCCCCGTCGGCATTAGTACTGGAGTCAGTACGCTGCACGGCGCTGATGCGGTTACCTTTGGCCCATTCTTTTGTCAAAATTCCACGATCGAGGTGTGATGTTTCTGCCCATACTTGCGTAAACTTCAAAATCAGAGAGAGTTCGTGACGTTTCTCCATATCAAAAACGTCTCTGACGGCTCTGGTGTATTTCCACAGAAATGGCATATCCAGAGTCTGGATCTTTTCTACGCTTGCGGCTGCCAGCAGCAGGTTCTGGACGTATCCGTTATCAGTGTCCATTTCCAGCGTGCTTATTTCCTGATACTCCGCCTGCGTGAGGTGATAGCGAAGTTCATCCGACGTAAGCTGCGACAACAGCTGCTTGCGGAACGACATTTGCACGATCGGGTAGCGCGTGTTTTCGTCGTCGCCTTCGTCAATCTTCAGATCAGAATTGGTCGGAGGAACTGCATCAGCCTCGTTAAAAGCCTGTTCGTCGACGATTTCACCAGTAGACGTGTCAACGCCATTAACGACCGTGGCTTCGGCCATTTCCGCTTTTTGTGTTGCAGGATGCTCGGGCAGAGAAACCCCAGGGATCTGCTCCCAGTTCATTTTGCCTTTATCGAGCTGATAATAATCACAGAAGGTAAAACTGATTTCGCCTTCCGGTGGAAGTTCGT